ATTCGCTGTCTTTTTCTGCGCTCTCAATCTTATCGAAATGAGGCATCTCCTCAATTTCTTTAATGCGTTTTGCTGTACTGTCAATAGCATCTTTATAAGTACCGTACAATAATTTAATGTGTGCAACCTCTGCAAGTGGAATATCCAATGCTCGTCCTATTTCATCAATTGTACCTTTATCAGATATCGTTCCAATAGCAAGAATATAAGCAGTTTTATCATATCCGAAAGATTCAATAATATGGTTGTATACCAATTCTCGTTGATCAGGCGAAATATCCAGATCAATATCTCCAACTTCTTCACGATCCTCATTTGCAAAACGTGAAAAAATAGTATTCCAAACAATGGGATCTACGTCGATGATATCTGTAATATAAGCTATCGTAGAACCACCTACAGATCCTCTGCATGGACCAACCGGAATGCCATGATCCCAGCACCAGCATACAAGTTCAGACATAAAAAGCATAAATCCAACCATATTAATCTTTTTGAAAACACGCATTTCTTCTGCTATTCGCTTTTTATATTCCGGAAGTTTTTTTCGATCAATAATACCTTTATCAACTTTTTCTTTCAGCATCCGAACAATACGCTTCTTTAAAACTTCCTCTTCATTATCATAAAGCTTTGGATATTTTACTGATGTGTCAAGCTCAAAATCCTCAACAGAATCTGCCATTACATTAGTATTTTCAATAGCTTGTAAAATAGCATCAAATGGAATACCACAGCCTTGCTTACGAAACATATCTACTAATTCATCATATGATTTATAAGTAAGATCAAACTTATCTTCGTCGGCATATTCAATACCTTTGGCCTTCTGTAATATACTTCTACATTCTGCTTTATAATAATTAATACTATGCGTATCTGTGCCAGCGATTAAAGGTTTTCCAGTCTGTAACGATGCCCGGTAAAGAAAGTCATTATATTTTCTCTGCTCAGGATGATCATGGGGTTGTATTTCATAATAGTCATACGTTTTAAGAAGCCTATGGAAAATTTCACGAGCGGTTTTGTTTTTCATCTTCACCGCTTTAATCTGCTTCTCATATTCCGTTTTTGTTGACACTATTTTATTATCAATAAATTTGATATATGCTTCATGAGGTGTACAGTTCCAAGTAATCCATGGCTCTTCAACGTAATTCGGATCATCAATGTTATAGTCCTCGTTTTCAGATTTCGTATATGATATAATCCAGTTATTTTCTTCTTTTTCGTCTTTTCGTTTTGTTTCTATCTGCTTGATAGTATCCTCTAAATCCTGCTGCAGACGATAAGTTTTTTCCCGAATTGATTTTTCGATATCATTTGGATAATTATGCAATGGAGACGCAAGACAAGCAGAAATCTTAATTACATTATCAGAAATATTAAAAAACTCTTCAAACGTAATTCTTGGCTTATAATATGTATGATCAGGCCGTGTAGATTTTTCAATCAAAAGATTAATCTCTTTTACGCCTTCATAATTTTTAGCAAGTAAAATAGTATGATAATTATCTCGTACCTTCTCTTCTAATGATTCTGTAAGATAACACTCAACTCCATGGATATATTTCAATCCTTTAGAGTTGATGTACATCTTTTTTTCAATCCAATTGTAAATATTGCCATGTTCTGTAATGGCTAATGCTTTCTGCCCTAACTCTGCAGCTTTATCAGCATATAATCTATAATTGGTACAACTATCAAGAAGAGAATCCTCTGTATGCACATGATATGCTGTATAGTTACTCATTCTCTTCTCCTATTTACAAGTCATTAAGCCAGTCCAGATTATCAACTTCATATTCATCTTCGTCTGACTTCTTTGGTCCTAAAATACTGCCATTCTTTTCGGCCTCAAACTTCTCCAGATAAGCTTTATAGGGCTTGTGTAAATTAGGAGAATACGCACAGAGGTTCGATAAATAATAACTCTGTTTCTTTATACTATCTTCGTCTTCCCACCATATCTTGTCAGCTTCTTCATATTTGCCAGCTGCTTTTAACTTTTCATATTCAGCTTCTTTCTTACGAATCAGCTTCATTGTACTGATAATAAAATCTTCCCAATACTGAATCAACTCCGGAGTAAGATCTACATATACATAACAGTCATGCAGCTCATACTTCTCTTGCACTTCTGGTGGCAAACATGTAATATCATTGGTCTGTGCTAGTTCATCAAGATATTCAAGTAACTGATCTTCGTATCCAAATTCTTTCAGCCACATTTTGGCATTGGCCTGCAGCTTATTGCCGAGTTCAAATCTTTCAATTTCTCGTACTTTCTTAACACCTTTTTTAGATTGAACAGTTACACATTGATACTTTAAAAAGTTCCAGGCAATACGGATTTTCTCATACGGAATGCCTTGTTGATGTAATCCCAGAGAATAAAGCACTAACTGTCCGCATTCATTTTTTGCTTTATCTCCTTTATATATTGAAGATGTCTTCCAATCTAATATCGTATGAACATCATCATCATCCACCAAATGAGCATCCATATATCCTTGGTAATATTCATCTCCGACTTTTATTTTGATAAATTCCTCAATATTCATCTGAGATGTAATTGGTTCGTGAGTAGAAAAGAAATTCTTTAAATCATAGTAGTATTTATTAGCAATATTATTATTTCGTTCACTATCACTTCTCACAAATTTCAGATCGGCCATATCAAAAGCCATGGTCCATCCATCTTCAAATTCGTTCACCATATCTGCATAAGAGATCTCTTTCCCATAAAATTTCTCAAGAATTTCATGAGACAATCCTCCGGTGACAACATAAATGCTGTCTGCACGGTCTTCTTTCTTATGTAATATGTATTTTAGTAAATACTCATAAAGGCTATTGTGTATGCAGTTTACACGACTCCATGAGTTGAGCCTATCGACTCCAAGTGCCTCGCACATCTTCTGCAAATCTTCATAACTTACTCTCAAATTATTTCTTTAATTTCTCAATATATTTTTTATGTTCCTTTTCTGTATAAGGAATCCTCCATTTAAACATGAAGTTATATAACTTATTTGGTAAATCCGCCGGAGAATCTTTATCTCCTAAGATACCCCACTTATCGTATATGTAGCTGACTTTACGCAGTCCATAAAACTTTTCACACATGTTCCAGACTTCTTCTAACAGAACATCCTTATCCATTGCTATAATCACTTCTTGGACTCCAGTACCTAATATAACCCTTACTTGTTCATCAGACATAACATGTCCCTCAAGTGCCACACACGTAGAGTCATTCCTGCTATCTCTTTTTAATACCGATTTCTCAGCTTCAAATACAACAATATATCCAGCCTTTTTAATATCGTCTTTATTCTCCCAAAGACCATAAAGATTAATATCCTTTCGCATTCCTGGAGTGATAAAATATTTAGCAATGCCAAATAATGAACAATTTGGAACAGAAGATCTTGCATTATATCCCATTAATGTCCCATCCGCCCAATATCGCACAGGAAAGACAGTTCTTTTCCATTGATATGAATATCCAAGTTCAAACTTCTTAATTGTTTTTTTTATAATTCCTTCCCTAAACAGATCGATATGAATATAAGGAGCGAAATCTAATAACACACCTTCTTCTAATGGATTAAAATCAACTATATCGCGCTTTTTATGTCTTGTTTTGTACTTCGAAAATATGAACCATGAATCATCTTTCTTCTCAACCTTTCTATCTTTTTGATATAGATTTTTTAATCCAAAGAGTTTGTGAAGATATTTCATTGCTCCCGCAAAATCGGTGTTTCGATTGTATTGAACAAGTGAAATAATATCTTCTCCGTCGTCATAAGATACGCCCCTTGTATAATTCCTATAATTTAAATATTTATTATTTTTGATATTAATAGCAGCAGGATTATTACAGTCACCTCCTACCGCATTAGAACAGCTGTAATAATCCCTAGTGTCGTGATACACTATGTTGCTGCACCCTATACTCTCTAACACAAAAGGTATTTTATCGTGTTTAAAAATATATTCTTTTATTTCTAATGCAGTCATATTATACGTCCTTTTTAAAAGTCTTGTGGTATATTACAGATCGCAACATCTTTGTTTATATTCGTGCTTAAATCGTATTCAGAAATAATCTGAAACGGATCTGTGTTTCCAAATCGATTCTTCGTAATGAATGTAATCATATAATGTTTATCTGGATCTAACTGATATGGAATCTTTGTTTTTCCATTTTTACCTGCTATTTTATATGCTTTGATTTCATGCGAACCACCTGGAAATTCATCATCAAATGGTCTTCTCATCATGAGGTTCACACTGAATACATCAATAATATTCTTAGCCTGTCCGATTTCATTATTTGTGTAATATCTTAGTTTTACAGAAGCTTTTCCTAACTGATAAGTGACAAATAGTGCTACATTCTTAGCAGATGGCTTAACAACATCATATAAATCAACCATATCTCGCTCCATGGATTTCCATGTTTCTACATTCCGAGAATCAGAAGACTCCTTTAACGTATCCAAAACAAATAATCGAACTCCCATACTGGAATACTTCTTGATAACTTTGATAGCCGCTTTTACCGTGTATTTCTCAAAAGGAACAATCGTAATATTTCTACGATCCTTTAAATCTTCAAGGAATTTCGCTGCCTTAGGACCGTTATAGTT